AATGATATTGATATAAATGTAATGCGATTATGGAAGTTAGTTGAAGCTATTAAGTTAGAGTTCTTCTCATATATTGTAAGATATGACGAGGTAGAATGTTACTTAAGTGATGAAGAATGTGACCACGAAGGTTATGTTATGTGGAACAAATACGGAACATTTAAGATAGTTAATCGTGCAGTATTTTCATCATCTAACTTCAGACTATCAAAGAATCGGTAGCCTGTAAAGTGTAACCCTATTGAATAAAGCATTATTATGAAAACATTTACAAGAAAAGAATACAACCTCGTTCACAATGCTCTACAAAAATATGAGTTATATATGAGTGACGAGGAAAAAAGAACAAGTCAAATTATTCAAGATAAGTTGTATTATTTCAATGCTGATAAAATTGTTGATTCTGAAGATGATGTCTTTGATGAAATCGTAGCAGATGCAGAGGAAGCACTTGCGAATGAACCAGAAATCAATGGTGTCAGATCACTTAACTTTAGGTAGTAATTATGTCATTAAACACACTACATAACGTAACACTTTCAGAGGCCCAAATCTCAACTATTCTTTATACTATGGAAGGATATATGCAAGGTTCTGATGATAACGAGGATTCACAATTTCATCAAGACGTTGATAGTATCTTTGAAGTATTAGAAGGAGTAATTGATAGACATTATGAAAAGATAGAGAAAGCAAAAGAAAAACAACCAGAGCCTGAGTGGTAAGAACTGGGCCCTATAAAGTGTAACCCTATTGAATACAGAGAAATTAATTATGGCATTATGTGATTCATGTGGTAATTATGACAAGTCTTATAAAGAGGATTTGGATTATACTACAGACTCTCATTTGGAAGCACAGAATTATCAACCCGATCTATATTACTATTGGGATTCCCCATTAGAAGAGGATTATGATTGGCGAGACACATTACCAAATGCAGATTGCTTATGCGAAATCTGTTTTGATATTCTAAACAGCGAAAAGAAAATCAAATGGAAGTGTGCATAATTGTAGCTTCCAAAGTGTAACCCTATTGAATACAGTGAAACTATGCACAACTTTAAAGAATTTTTAGACTACTGTGAATCATTCTACTCACCTAGTCACCCAGATGTATTATATCCTATTGATGGATTAACTCGTGGAGAGTTAGCACTTGCTACACTTAACTATCTTGACCTATGTGCGGCCAGTGATGGAACAATAAGTTGGGGTGATGGTGATTCTCTAGATCGTGAGAGAGTCAGAGATTTCGTATATAACAGGAGGGCTATCTAGTGAAAGAATTTACATCAACAGTTACATTAACTTTCGAGATTAATAACCTTTCAGCTTTTGATAAAGAAGAATATATTGAAAGATTAAAAGAACAGTATATAGAATTATATGATCTTGAAATAAAAGATCACGAAATTTCAAATATAGAAGAAGTGTAGCCCTTAAAGTGTAACCCTATTGAAAGTAATTAAGTAAACAGAATGGAAAAAGTAATTGGCGAATCAGTAAAGAGAACAGACAGACTCTTTACTAAACATTATACTGAAGAGTATGCAAAGGCGATCACAGAAAATTATCGTCAATATCATATCAAATCAATGGAAGGCATATTAAGTGCGAATCCAGAATCTACCTACGCAGCTCAGCAACTAAATGATATTCAAACTGGTAAAGCAAACTTAATGAAGTTTGTAATAAAAACTGGTAAGAAGTATTATAAGATAGTTCAACAAGAGTTAGAAACATGGTCAGGTAGTAAGTATTACGGCAAATATCGTGATGGAAGTGTTCATGCTTTTGTTGATAAAGAAACTGGCGAAGTTTACAAACCTGCATCATGGAGGGCTCCAGCTAAGCACGTTAGATACAATTTGAGTGACGTAAAACAAATGAAATTCTTATGTGACCCTAAAAATGTTGATTGGGCTGGTGGTTATCTCTACTTGAGATAACTAACCATAGTGGCAGTTTTGTATCTGTAAAGAGTTTACTTATTCAATTAAGTCAGATGAAGCACCTCTTGACGTAAGACCACTACCTATTAATACACTTTGGAGGCTACAAGAAAATGAAATGGGAAGTTAAACTTTATGTTGGTGGAACTGTTTTTAATGAAGAAGTTAGAGCAGTTAATATGCAAGATGCAAAAACAACAGCACTTGCAAGAAATCCAACTGCAAGAATAATTGGAGTTAATCCTATTGTTGGGAGTTAGTAACTGTAGCCCCTAAAGTGTAACCCTATTGAAGTTAAGTTTATTTTTATATTATGATGATTCAAAAGTTTATCGAAGTTCCAAACACAATAATCAGAGAACCAGTTGTTAATGATTTCGGTTATGATTTATGCTATGACATGGCACAGCAATATGGCCATGCTCAATTAGTTTGGTATGCTCTCAATGGTAAAAGAGTTGTAGAGGGAGAATATACAGATAAAGATTAATCTATCTGTAGCCCCTAAATTGTAACCCTAGTGTAGGGCATGACCTAAATGCCGTTCCCATAAGCAACACGGATTTAACTGTAAGACCCTACAATTCTTCATTATTCAAGATTATGAAAACCAGAGAAAAAGGATTCAACATTGATGTTACCAGAGGTCAATACATGATGCTCTATAACATTATGTGTGAGCATAATCAGATGGTTAATCCCCAAGCGAATCCAGATTTCGATTTACAAACTTTCGATAATCTATTTCAAGCAATCACTATGGCAAAGGAGACTTATTTGTAATGCCCGAAATTTCAAATTTAAAAACAGAATTAACTAATTGCATTTTATCAGATTATCCTATGAATAAAAGAGAAATGCTAGTTGATGAAATTCTAACCGAATATCTATTTCTTATTAACGATATAAGAAAAGATGAACTAGAAGATATATTGGTAAATCAATTTGATTCTATCTAATAATACACTTC